CAAGAAGTAAGATACATTGACCCTAGAAAAATCAGAAAAGTAAAAGCAGTACAGAAAGTACCAGGGCCTCAAGGTTCAGTCTTAGTTAAACAAGAACAAGATTATTATCTTTACAATGAGAAGATGTTGAAAGGTATGATGAACCAAGGTCTAAAGATTGCAGATGACTCTATCACATATTGTCCGTCTGGTTTGATTGACGCAAACAAAAATCAAGTACTATCTTATTTACATAAAGCAATTAAACCTGTCAATCAATTAAGAATGATTGAAGACAGTTTAGTTATTTACAGAATTTCAAGAGCACCAGAAAGAAGAATTTTCTATATTGATGTAGGTAATTTACCTAAGATCAAAGCAGAGCAGTATCTAAAAGATGTAATGAATAGATACAGAAACAAACTTGTTTACGATGCAAAGACAGGTGAGATCAGAGACGATAGAAATCATATGTCAATGCTTGAAGATTTTTGGTTACCTAGAAGAGAAGGTGGCAGAGGAACAGAGATCACAACTTTACCTGGTGGTTCTAACTTAGGTGAGATAGATGATATTACTTACTTCCAAAGAAAACTTTACAGATCGTTGAATGTTCCTATTTCAAGATTAGAAGCAGAGCAATCATTCTCACTAGGAAGATCAACAGAGATTACAAGAGACGAATTAAAATTTACTAAGTTTATTCAAAGACTTAGAAAGAAATTTGTACCACTATTCTTAGATATGTTAAGAACACAATTAGTTTTAAAAGGTGTTATTAATGTTGAAGAGTGGCCAAAGATTAAAGAACACATTCAATTTGACTTCTTAAAAGATGGTCACTTTGCAGAATTAAAAGCGCAAGAATTATTGAATGATAGAATTAATATGTTAGGTTCAGTTGAAAACTACATAGGTACTTTCTTTAGTAAAGAGTTTGTTTACAAACAAGTATTAAGAATGACAGACTTTGAAGTTAAAGAAATGCAAGCACAAATGAAACGTGAGTCAGGTGCAGATGTAGATGACGGTGGAATAGATGTTCCTCAAACAGATGGTATTACAAGAGTACCTTCATTTGGTGGAGCACCATTAGTTGCACCAGAACCTGCACAAACACCAGATCAAGCAACAGGCGATGGGCCTGATGCTGACGATATAAATAATACATAATTAAGGAGATTATTATGAGTTCAGAAAAAATAGTAGATGCATTGGCAAAAGGTTCATCGTTAGATGCTGAAGATGCGTTTAAAGAAACAATGAAAACTAAAATTGCAGATGCAATCGAAGATAAAAAGATTGAAGTTGCAAGAGGTTTAGTAAACAATCACATTGATGCGACTCCAGCCGAAACAAGCGAGGAGTAGTAAATTGAGATTTGAAGACTTACATTCATCGATATTCGAAGGTGATGAGTACAAGAAATCTAGAGAATATAGAAAACAATCGCCTAAAATGAAGAAAGCGATTGATGATTTATTCAAAAAAATGGATTCTAAGGGTTCAAATTTCCTAAATAATTTTGAGAAAACAATAACAGATGTTGCAAAACGACATAGAGTACCAGAAAGCAAACTCTATGATTATTTTGAAAAAGAAGCGTCTGACTTTATGAGTTAAGGAATAGAAAATGGCAGTAGTAAAACAAACATTAAAAGATTCAGATTTTGAACATGTAGTCAAAGTCACTACAACAGGTACAAATTCAACTGCAAGTATTGTTGACGCCTCTGCATTAGCAGGAGCTTCTACTGACCCAAGGTTATCAATAGTATCATGTACATGGACAACAGGTTCACAAACAGACATTTTATTTGATGCAACATCAAACGTAGTTGCATTATCATTAAACGGAAATGGCGCAATCAACGGAGGTGCTCAACATCTTCCGTCTATATCAAACAACGCAGGTTCGGGTGTTACAGGTGACATCCTTTTAACAAATTCGTCTGCTTCAGTTGGTACAGTCATTTTACATTGTAGAAAGGTATCGGGTTTCGATAATATAACGTAAGATGCAAACAGTTAAACTAATTACAGAAGCGCAAGACTTTACAACAAATAACTTTTTAATTGAAGAAAAAAATGGCAAAAAAGATTATAAGATTAAAGGTATCTTTATGCAATCTAATATTAAAAACAGAAATGGTAGAGTATATCCAAAAGAAGTTTTAGTAAAAGAAGTTAAAGCTTACAACAAAGAATTTATTCAAAAGAATAGAGCATTTGGTGAGTTAGGACACCCAGAAGGTCCAACAGTAAACTTAGATAGAGTTTCACATATGATTACATCACTTAAAGAAGAAGGTGATAATATTATTGGTGAGGCAAAAATCATGGACACACCAATGGGTAAGATTGTTAAAAGTTTAATGGACGAAGGTGCAACACTAGGAGTTTCATCTAGAGGAATGGGTTCTTTAGAAAACAAAGGTGGTGCAAACTATGTCAGATCAGATTTCAAACTAGCAACAGCAGGTGATATTGTTGCAGACCCATCAGCACCAAGTGCTTTCGTAGAGGGCATCATGGAAGGTAAAGAATGGGTTTGGGATCACGGGTCACTAGTTGAGTCACATGTTGCAGAAGCAAAAGCAAGAATTGAAGAAAGAGCAAAGTATAAACAAGATTTAGAATCTAGTTTAGAATTTGCAAAATTTTTGAAACAGTTATAATATAGTTTATAAATAAACTATAGAGCTACAGGTAAGTATATTATGTATAAATGGTTTGACGATTTAACTCGTATACCGAAACCATATCGTGAGAAAGAAGATTACCATCATTATGGGATTTACGAAGTTGAAATATTAAATACTATATTTCGTAATCATAATGTAAAAAAAGTTTTGAGTTTGGGGGGAATGTCTAATTTAGATTTCTTCCTAGCACAATATGATAATGACGTTAAGTATGCCAAAAATATTGATGAGGCAAAAACTTGGCGTGGATTTGATCTTGAAAAGAAACATCAAGAGTATATCCAAAGATTTAATTATAATGGGGAATACATCTTTACGAGGCGAAGTTTAGATCGGTATGATGTTGTTGACGAAAAGTACGATGTTGTCTTCTCTAATATAGACACACTAAAAGGAAAGATGAAGGTTTTACCTACAATCTTTATAAAAATGTGGTCTTATATTGGATTACCTGAGAAGGTTAGAGAAAAGATGACAACGGACTATGAAAAGTTTTTTAGTAATGTGTTGGTCACAACAAACATGACAGTATTCTCTAATCAAGAAATTGAATACGAAAATAACCTTGTTGACACCTCCACAAAACTAGAGAAAAAAAGGACAGTTGTTTATCAGCGGATGAATTTACCCGTGTAAATTCTATGTTTTATAAATAAATGTATATAAATAATTGTTAATATTAACAGAAAAAGGAGAAATCCCCATGGCTAATGAATTAGACAAAACCATTGAGGAATTAGAAGCGGAAGTTTTGGCTGAATTAGAAGAAGCCAATGGTGCTGATGCTCCTAAAAAAGGTGCGATGGCACCTGAACCAATGGACAAGAAGCCAGAGGGCGAAGTTCAAGATACGGGCGATGCAGTAGTCAAAGGTGACCAAGCAGATGCTCCTGTCAAGAAAGTCGTTGCAAAGGCTAAAGAAGTTTCAGGTCAAGCACCTCAAAAAGGTGAAGGTAAACCTGAGGCAACACCTAAACTTAAAGAAGAAGAAGAAAAAGAGGACGAGAAAAAAGAGTCCTTAGATTCTAAAGATTCTAAAGAAGAAGACAAAGAAGAACAAAAAGAAGAAGTAGTTGACATTGAAGAAATGCAAGGTCAAATGATGAAGGCAATGAAGTCTATGAAAAAAGATGAAATGTCTGAGTTGTATGCTTCTTACATGAAGGCTTCTATGAATAAGACTAAAGACGAAATGTTCAGAGAAATGTCTGATGGCATGAAAAAAATGAATGCTATGAAGATGAAAGAAATGATGGGCAAAATGTCTAAAAAGTCTGAAGAACAAAATATAGAAAAAGATGCTAAGACGGAAGAAAGACTAAAATCAGTAGATGTTAAAGAACATGTAGATGCTCTTTTAAATTCTGACTCAAATCTATCGGAAGACTTTAAATCTAAAGCAGCTACAATTTTTGAAACTGCCGTTAAATCTAAAATCAGATCAGAGATCAAAAGACTTGAAGATGAATATGCTTCTGAGTTGATTGAAGCTCAAACTGAAAACAGAAATTCTTTAACAGAAAAAGTCGATAACTATTTAAACTATGTTGTAGAAGAGTGGATGAAAGAAAACGAACTTGCCCTTGAAAGAGGACTTAAAGGCGAGATCGCTGAAGATTTTATCTCTGGTCTAAAAACATTGTTTGAAGATCATTATATCGATGTGCCTAACGAAAAGTACGATGTACTTGAAGATCAGGCAGATAAAATTTCTAAGTTAGAGAAAAAATTAGAAGAAACAATTCAACAAGTAGTTGAAGCGAAAGAATCTAATTCATCTTTGATTAAAGAAAAAGTTATGAACGATGTTTCATCGGACTTAACTGAAACCGAAATTGAAAAGATTCAAACTTTG